GATAGCCTTCAACTGCAACTGCATTACCTTGTATAGAGAAATAATCTTGGTCAATTATAAGATTGATTCCGTAAGAGTTGCCAGAATCAATATCAAAGTAAGAATCAACTAAACCTGATCTTGAGTCCCAAGGTATTCCTTGTAATGAAAAAAAAGTAGCAGTTACCCCGCCAATCTGCGGATTCACATAACTATTAAAATCTCTGCTACTTTCTAAAGGCATGACTACTTATCTGATCTCTTTTTTGGAGACTTAATTGCTTTATTATCTAAAGGTTTGTCTTTGTGGCTTACATCCTCTGCACAATGACTTGTAATAAATTGTTTGGCTTCAGCAGTAGTTACATCCACTACATCACCTTCGTATCTGGTAACACCTCTAACGTGTGTCGTTTTTAAAATTCTAATTTCCATAATTTTTTCCTAAAAAAGGGTGACCAATTAAGGTCACCCAGAACAACAATACTAGTTAAGCTAATATGTCTTTAATAACCCCAAAACCATCATCATTTCTCAGACCTACATCCAAATCCTGGAAAAAAGCTAGCCTTGTTCCACCAGATGTAGATAAGCTTGATGTGTCTACGACAATATCAATTCCAGACCAGAAGCCAAGCATGACGTTAGAGAAATCACCAAATATAGCAGCAGAACAATTAGCGCCAGAGTTACCTTTTACAAGGTTGCTTGGTACTAAAGTTGTTGAAGATACGTTATAACCTAGAATTGAATTAACAGCTTCCATTATAAAGTTACCTTCAGCTCCGCCAGCTTGCTTAGAGATAGTTCTAAGAGCAGCAACAACTTTTGGGTTGGTTAAAAATGCTGGATTACCACCCATAGCATTAGACGTGTCCACTGCTTTGATTAGTTCAACAATTTTTGCATAAGTAATAGCCAAACCATTAGTTCCCATAGCAACAACATTACCAGAAGCAACGTTAGGTATTATTCCAGAAGGCTCATTTGTAGCCCCACCCTGAATAGCAACTTGGTCAATTTTTCTAGCAAACTGAGAAACAATATCATTTCTTAATACTGCTTCTACTGAAGGATCAGACTGAAGCATGAGCTTTCTCGAACAATCCACGAAAGACGCCAAAGTCTTAGGAACTAAATTGACTTGCTCGAATACTGCTGCGCCTTCTGTAGGAGCTGCACCTTCTGCAACAAAAGCTGTGTTAGTTGTTTGAGCTGATAACTTAGGAATTGCAACGTTGCCTTTTAGACCTGTCATAACTCTAGCACCCAACTCACCAATGCTTAATTTAGCGTATAAAGCTGAAATAAACTGGTCTGCAAGATGATCTGTACCAACTAAAAATCCACCAGAACTATTTGGTGTAACTTTTTGGTCTCTTTGTCCCCAATTAAGATCTGAAGGCATGTAAAAACCTCTAGCTTCTTTACCAGTTCTTTGAGCAATTTCTTCTGAAAGTTCTCTTTCATAACCAGCTTTAGACCAATCACCAGTAGAACTAGCGTTGATTGCTTTGATTAAAGAGTATTCACTTCTTTCATTCTCGTTTAGACCTAGAACTGCTGGTGCAACTTCTAAAGGCTTATCATTAGAAATTGTGTCTAATAATGATCCTCTAAACTGTTCAACAGTTTGTCCATTTTGAATAGCACTATCAGCCAAATCTCTTTGGTTATGGTGCTTACCTAATGCTTGAATTTCTCTCACATTTTTTTGCATTTCTGCTTTAGCAGATTCAGTCGCTTCACTTCTGATAGCGCTTGTATCTATTTTATTTTCTGTTTCCATTTTAATTTCCTTAAAATTTAATTCTTTTTTATTTTTAGAACGTCCTACTCCAACTTTTGACGAAGTGTCAGCCGGCAAACTTACCAAAGAAATTTCACGCGGACTCCAATTTACAGCCCTATAGTGATCTCCGTTTTTATCATCTTGCATACGTTCCATTTTGTTAATTTGATATCCCACGCTGATATTTTTTCTAATACCATCACGGACATCTTCAAAGATTTCTGAAGCAAGCTCGCTTTTCCCAAAACGAACAATAGCAACCGACCTAGCCGCCTTTTCATCAATCATAAAATCCTCTACAACACCAATTTGTTTAGACATATCATGGTCTAACAATAATGGTGCAGTTTTTGAATCCATAAATTCAGTATCTATAGATTCTCTTTTGTGATCTAAAACTTCTAATCCAAATGAACGTTCAACGCCTTGTTCAGAGCTGACTCCAACTCTAACAGTTCGCTTTTCTTCATCTATATAAGAAGCTCTAGACAAATCAATCGTTCTGTAAGCAATCTCACTAGAATTTGATCTATCTACATCACTTTCAACTTCAACAGCCATTTCTTCTGGTTCAGTTTCTACGACTTCTTCAGATTCAGTTTGCACTTCATCTATTTCAGTTGTTTCAACTTCATCAGTTTCAGAAATGGTGTTTTCAATATTAATATCATCCATTTCATTTTCCTCGCTAGTTGTTATTAAATCATTTGGCATAAGTGTTACCCTCTCCCACCAGTTAATTGAGTAACCCCACAATTAGGTAATTGTTTCCCATACGCCCTAACTTTCATCATCTTCACCTTCTATCTCGGCTGGTACTGGTGCTTTATTGCCGAAAGGTTGATAAGCACTAGTAATTCCATACTGCGCCATAAGGTCTTTTTCTTTTTGGTGCATTTCCATTAGTTCTTCTGCATCCCTGCCCTGAGAAGCTGCAATATCAGAATATGTAGTAATGCCATTTTGTAAGCCTACAACTGAAGCCTGTATTTCTTTAAGAGGGTCAATCCAAGACCATTCTCTAGCAATGTAATTAGTTGCATCAAAGAATTTATCAAATTTAGCTATGGGCAAGTTAATTGCTCCGGTTGATATAGACATTTCAAGCCATTTTTTAAATATTGGCTCAACCATGTGATCTATCATTAGTTGTTGTGATATTTGGTATGCTGCTCTGTCCTCCAAAGCTCCTTGGCGGATTGAAGAATAATTTACGCTTGATAAATCATTAGATAAAGAATGGTAAGAAATATTTAAACCAGAGGATATTGATCTTAAAACTGATTTAGTAAAAGATTCAAATGCACTTGAAGGGTGATTAGGATCAAAGCTCTTAAAGTCCATGCCTGCTGGTAGTTGTTCAAACGTTCCTGCGGTAGCGTTCATAACTGGAGCATATCCGGCTTCCTCACCATCACCAACATAACTGTTACCATCTGGGCTAGTAAAGAACCCCATCTTGCTTGAACCAACTCTTGCAGCGACTATTTCTGCTTCAAGATAGCCATTTAACATCTTAATATTAGCCATTGCTGTTGATATAGGTGATACGCCCCTAGTCTGCTCTGGTCTATTACATAAGAAAATATGCAGCAGTTCATCTGCCGGTACTCTAATATGTTTTCTTACGTTTGAATATAAAGTGTCGTATGGATGATCTTTAAATAAATAGTATGCAACAGGCTTATCGAAGTCATTAACTTCTACGCCCATTTTTATCTTGTTGCCATTGGAAGCGGTGTCATTATATTCTTCGTCCAGATGGTCTGCTTCATAGAAGCGGATCATGTAGCCAAATTTGTTTGTATTTGTTTGGATGTGCTGTATTAATACTTCGCCATCCCTATAAAGAGTTTCTACAAATAGTTTTTGAGCATCTAAAAAACTCATTCTGCCATTAGAAACGCAAACGCCTTTTTTACACCATTGTTTAAATGCTGTTTCAATTTGCTTATTGGCGTTCATGTCTAAAGTGCCATTATCATCTCTAGCTTTAGAGCTTATTCTAATTCCTGACTTTCCAACCACGTTTGAAATCATTAAGTTTAAATATCTTGAAACGTATGAGTCATTTCTAGCCAGCTCTCTAGCTCTTGCTCTTAATATTCTTATATTAGGTTGAATATCTGAATCAGCACTTGCTGAAGTAGATGAAAAGTCTGCAAATAAACGCCCTGTATTAGCGCCCTGAAAGGTTCGTTGTTTTAAGCTGATTGTTTTTTCTTGCTTTCTTCTTCTTAAAATATTGTTATACCATGCCATTAGAACTGCACCCCAATAGTATTACCAGAAGGATTGCCATTTTTAACCCTTGCCAGCTTAACTTCTTTAAGCCATTCAACTTTATATCTATCTCTAAATGTTAAAAGCTCATCTATAGACATTCTGGAAAGTGATCTGCCTGCAATGCTCATACTTGACTGATCCATGTTTGCACGTCCTTCAACAACTGCTTCTATAGAATCTAGAACAATCTTTACATGTGACCTAAGACCATCATCAACGATAGTTACATATCCTTCATTAACAATAGCTGAAACTGAAGCCGCGTTAGTAACAATGGCTGTCCATTTGTAGTCACCTGCTGTTTGTCCAGTAGTGCTTGCTAATGCAAATAAATATTCATTATTAGACTCAGTTGCATTAACAATAAATGAAGCAGCAGTAGAGCCACTAATTAAATGAAATTTGTATTTTAAAGAATATAAAGATACTGGGTAATCATTGGAAAGATCAGTTCTTTTCCATGCCCAATAATCGCCCTTTTGTAAAAAGGGTTCAACTTCATTAGGGTAATTTGCAGAATTAAACGCGTTGCTCAAAGAAAAACCTCAAATGTTAAAAGATATATCTAATATTTAAGTTATGAGCCAAAATTTAAAAGTCAATACTTTGGGTATGATAATTATAAATCTTTCCAACTGTTAGCAAAGTTGGTGTTACGGCTAGTTCTCTGCCTAATCAATGGACTATTTTCATCAACTGGTATTGTTTGGCTTTGACCTGTAAGCAATCTCTCCTCTATAGCATCCCAGTTAGGGTTCAATATGTAAGCTGCTGCAAGTGAATAACAAATTGTGTCAAGGCTTTCATTTCTGCTTCTTATCTGTTTCCAGAATAAAGTCTTTCTACCTTTTACAAATTTAACAAATCTTTGTTCAGCGGTTAGCATTTCAAAATATTCTTCATCTACTGTTGAAGGAAAATGCAAGGTTGAGTACCCATATTCTGAAGCAAGCCTTGAGTAAATAACTTCTTTAGCTGTATCAGAGCCGACTGGGTAAAGGCTATTTTCTTCTTTACCAACCTTGCTAGGCTTGCCAACAACGCTTTTACCACTTTGTGATTGTCCTTTAATTGCATATATTCTTCTTGCTTTTTTATTTCTAGTAAAGGCATAAACCATTTGAGTTTGAAAACCTGAATCAATAGCAGTACAAACAATCTTCATAACCCTCCCAGATAGTGTTTTAAATGTTGATGATAGATATGCATCTAAATCGTCCCAAACATTAGATTGCCCAGTATTTCCATAGATAACCTTGTACTCAACGACCCACATTTCGTAATTATGGGAAAAAGCTACCACCTGACACTCAGCACGATTTTTCTGGATATCTACCCCACACGTTAATATAAGGGCTTCATCAGGTATTGTATTTGCATCATAGCCTTCCCTTCTAGCCATCAACCCATCTGCTGCAATTGCTTCTTCTGGTTCAGGAGACCATGTTTCTCCAAGTGACGTATTGATAAATGTCTTTAGCATCTCTGGTTGCTTTTTAGCTTCTAAGAAGTTTTCAGCCATATCGCCCCAAGAACTAAAAACAGAATAAAGCTCACTTAAATGGAATCCGGCAATTTTCTTTGTTTTCCTTGTTGCCTTCCATTCCCCATTTTTAAGCATCCAATGTTTTTTTGACTCGTCAATAATGCAACCATTGTCACAAGTGTAAATTGCTGTTTCCGGCTTAGCATCCTCCCATACAACATTTGACCATTTTAAGGTTTGTTTATGATTGCACTCTGGGCATGGTACATAGTAATAACGCATATCTGATTCTTCAAAGGCTGTTTCTATTCTTGATAAGCCTTTAACTGTAGGTGTGCTGCAAAGATATATTTTGCGGTTATAAAAAGTCTGGGTTCTCTTTGATGCTAAAAGAACTGGGTCACCCTCTGCCCCTACTGATTTTTCCATTCTGTCTACTTCATCAATACAGAGTATACGCACACTTCTGCTGGCTAATGAAGCTGCACTATTACTGCCTGTAATATTAAGTGTTGTTCCGCCTGTAAATTTTTTAGATAAAACAGTATTAGAACTATCTTTGGACTTAGGATCATTTATTCTATCTCTCAAAACTGGCGTATCTCTTATCATGTTTGATAGCTTTTCTTTACTATAAGCCTGCGCCATAGCCAGAGAGGGCTGCATTATTAAAATTGGGCTTGGTTGTTGATGTATGTAATAGCCAACTACATTGTTTAATATTTCAGTTGCGCCAACCTGTGCAGACTTCATCCAAATAATTCGTTCTATGTTTGGATCATTAAACACATCCATAATTTCTTTTTGATATGGCGCATAGTCTGTTCTATACCTTCCGCTTATTGCAGATGATTCTGGTGATAGAAATCTATAAGTATCAGCCCATTCTGATATTTTAAGATTTGTTGGTGGCTTCCATAGGCTCTGAACTTGGCTCAGAACTTTCTGAATATTCTCTTGGTAGTCCATCTTGGGATAGCTCCTCTAATACTTCATGTATGTTGTTTTTAATTAATTGCTCAGCTTCGTTAAAGTCTTGGGCTGCTAATACCTGGTGTGCTAGGTTAGTTGGTATGTTTAGCAACTTAGCCTTTGCGTTTCCAACAAAATCACCCCAAGTTGTTCTAACTAATTCTGCTGGTATTAAATTTCCTTCCAATTGATTCACCTCTAGCTCTGCTTTATCGGCTTGAAACTTTTTAAGCCTTGTTGATTCTTCTACCATGTCACCACTTGAGCCAGACTTTTTAAAGTGCGATCCGCTTTTTCTCAGGTGGTTTATATACTCAATTCTGCAAACATCTATATCAACCGGTGATCTACCGCGTTTAATACTAAAAACACCCCTTTTAACTAATTCTGAAACGCTTTGGGGGGACATTCCCAAATGCTCAGCTAATTCAACTTGAGTAGCCATAAGCATCCAAATAAGTTTGATTTAATTTGCCTGTGTCTAAAAAAATAAAAAAACGCAACCATCGAGCCTTTGCGAAGGCTTGGAAGAACCTAGTGTTTTTATATAGGTTTAACATAAGCTACAAACGTTGTAGGTAAAGGCTTTATAAAGAGTTATCATCTTTTCATAGCCTTGTTAATTTGCTTACTTAATTCCTTGTCATAATTTTTCTTGATAACTCCAAAGCCTATCTTCCAGAAGTCTAATAACTTGGTATGTTTAATATAATCTTTTGCAACTGCCAAAAGTTTTAAGCCACCATCTCCGTTTCTTTTGTACAAAGTATTTTCTTTAAAAAATAAATCTTTTCTGTTGTCTAACTTGCCACCCTTTAGACCCATTAAATTTCCATACTTATTTAATCTATCTCCACCGGCTGAAGTTACTGGTGACCATATCTTTGACCTAGCAGCTCTTTCAATACCGCCTTGAAATACATACTTCAGATATTTCTGAGCAATAGGTTTTATTAATACTAACGCTGCTAAGTCATTACGCTTAGCCCTGAACTTAGTTGGCATATCAACTGACTTGATGGTAAATGGTGTTGGTCTATCTAATCTTTTTTGTATTTGTGACCTCTCAGCATTAACAACCTTCACACCTATATTGTTTATAGCATCTGCTGTTGCTTGGGGTAGATGTTTGCGCTTAAACAATCCCATCTTTTTTTGCAATTCCTTTTGATTGGATTTGATTTGTATTGTTACAGTCATTACTTACCCCAGGTTGTTTTGCAATTAAACTTCATGCCTATCTCAGCAGCCTTACGTCTAATTGTTGAAGGGCTGACACCAAACTGCATTGCTACAACTCTGGAACTCTTACCCTGTTTAATCTTTTCTTTTAGTCTATCTTTATTAATTTTCATGTTTGATGTTTATAAATTTTCAATGTGTTCTATTAACTTATGACTATACCAAATGGACTTCTCAAGGTCTTGTATGTTTTCGCCTTTATATTTATGGCGGTGCATATACTTAATGGCATTGCCTTCTAGATACGCCTGGAATCCTCTGCTGCCTAATTGTTGTTTAATGTAGTCAATACATTCAACGCCACCTTTATTGTAATGCGGTGGTTTGTTTACTATGTCATTCATTGGGCTTTTCCTTGGCTTTAGTGTCATCCTTTTTGTCTCCTTTTTTCTTGCCAAATATGGCATCAAAGTTCTTATTAAATTGTTCTTTGTCTACTTCCATTGGTCTTGGCTTACTACCCTTGCTCATGTATAACTCACCTTCTTAAATGTTATATCTATATTTCTTTTCTTAAACGCTTCTTTAGCTTCTATGTAGTCTGGGTGAATAAATCTAAACAACTCCTCAACACTAAATAAAACTGTATCTTTATCTGATCCATACAGCTCTTTTAGTCTTGGTCTTTCAAATTCTGTATCACATACAATGGCTATCTTGTTATCTCGGTATTTGTAGCATCTATGGTCATCCTCAAGTTCACTAAATCCATTAGCTTCAGCTTTTTCTATAAGTGCCGAGTAAGCTCTATTCATCATTTCGATCATTTGCATTTTTAATTTAATATCCTCACCAATCAATGATTCATCAAATAACATCTGGGCTTTACAAAACTTAATTTCTAATTGTGCATCAACACATTTAAACAATCTCTTTTTGCCACCCCAATTAGACTCAACAGAAGTTTCATAAGATCTAAGGTCTTTTAATTGTTTTGTTAAAGTTTCTATCAAATATTTTTTCATTTGATCATTTAAAGGGATGGGGGATATACCTATAGGTATATATCCCTTCCCTCCCTCTTAATTGTTGATTTAGGTATAAAACTTCCCTCATACTTCCCTCATACTTCCCTGCAACTTCCCTCATACTTCATTACCCCAACTATCCCAGCCTTCTCTAGTATTTCTTGCAAATAGCTCAATTTTAGATCCACTATTCAATGCTTCAATTTTTTTGTAAAATTCTTCAGGTTTTTTACTGTGTTTAGTTTTTTTTGCTGTAACTAATGTGCTTTCGCTTCTTGATTCAGGCTTCATTTGTCCTTTCTTTCCAAACAAACATATCTCATGTTGTCCTCTGAAATAATAACCAAGACCAATAGTATTCTTTGCCCACACCAGATTAGTTACATAGGTAAAACCCCATTCTTCCATGACTTCTAGCCCATCTTTTAAAAAATTGTTTGTTACCCAAAGAAACAACCAACATTCTTCATCTGCTAAGTTTGTTACAGGTAATTCTTTGATATCCCTGGTTTTCATTAATTTATAGTGCTTATCTGCACCCCTTTTAATTTTTCCACCACCTTTTTCATTCCATGCTGGATCAGCATAGATAACCTTGTATTTTTTATCTGGAAAAGGAATCATATCAATCAAACTTAGGTGCTAATCTGTGATATTCAGCAGATTGGTAACCAACGCCCTCAGTGTTTACTGCTACCTTTTTTTCTACCAATACTTTTAAAAGTTTTCTTATACTATCCTGTGATAAATCTTTACCCTTAGAATCTGTAACCTTCCCTTTTAAAGTGCTTGCATAAAAATAACAATCCTCTGGATTACTTGGATTTTGTATACAAGCTTGGGTTTCTAATGCATTTAAAACTAACTGCTGCTTATAATCGATCTTATCTTTAGATTTAAAGTCAATATCAGTTAGCTGTAAGAAGCCTGACGTTAGTTCTAGACCTTCCCCAATCAAATCCACCTCTTTAAATACAAAGTTCTTAACAGCCATTCCCTGACCATCTTTATTTAACGTTTGTTCAAATGACACAAACATTTGTTCATCTTTATCAGTCCGTGAGACTTTAAATTCATAATCTAAAGAAGCCCCAATAACGCTTGAACCCCTAGCTCTCGTTCCCTCATGTCCAGAATGGTGAACCAAACAAACGTTGCATCCATAATTGGCAATTAAACTATCTAATTGATGTATAAAGTTGCCAACGTCTTCCGCACTATTTTCCGAGCCAGCACCAAAATTTCTTTGAAACGTATCAACAACTATCATGCCAATATCGCCTTCTATAGCTTTAATAGATTCAATCTCTCCTATAAGCCTTTCAAAATCATCCTTGTCACCAATTCTTACAGCTCTATCTGATAAATATAATGGTATGCCTTTAAGGTCATACTGAGCCTGCTGCCAGGCTGAAAGTCGTCTCTTAACTCCTCTTTGCCCTTCTCCACATATGTAAAGTACAGGCTTTCTAAACGCTTTATTACCATAGAAATCTTGCCCAGAAGCAATAGCGCAACTCATAGCGATAGCCACAAATGACTTACCGCTTTTAGGACTACCGAATATCTGCATTAATGATTCTTCTTCACAAACATCTTTAATAAGCCATTTTGGGTTAGTTACTTGGCTCAACACTTCATCAGCTCTAGTAAATGTGATAGAGCCTTTTTCTTTAACTTCTTTGACTTGTAAAATATAGTTTTCTAAGTCTGTTGTTTCTGGGAAATAATTGCGTTCAGCAGCATCCCATAGGTCATCTTTATCATTAAAATCTTTAGGCGGTTCAATGACCTTAACTTTGCAACCATTTGCTTTAAGGTGCTTAGATATCTCATTAGCACATTTAATACCTGCCTCATCATTATCAGCCCATATATAAACCTCTCTGCCATAGATAGCAGACCAATCCGTTTTATTCCAACCTGTAGCACCACCATGCCAGCAACATACGTCCCCATTGTAAATTCTCTCAGCACCTCTCATTGCCTTCTCACCTTCATTTACTATTACAGGCTTATCTGGGTGCTTATTTGTTATATACAAAGGTAGTAATCCGCTTTGTGGACGTCTCATATACCAAACGCCATCTATTTTACTAAATGGCGCGTATTTCATAGGGATTGCATGACCGGAGGGAAACCTCATCACAAAAAAATCTGGTGAATACTGCACTTGAACAACTGCTTGCTTATAAAGCTCACGCATTTGCTCTGAAGTGAATGAACGCCCATTGCTTTTGGTAATGGGGCTACCAATATCAGAGGAGCTGATACTTTGCAAAGGGCGGTCATAACCAAACTGTTTTAAGATTTCTGTAACGTCTTGACCATGTTGCTCAATTAACCATTTCACACCTCCACCCTGACCCTGTTCAAAGTCATAAAAAGTGCCAGCTTCTAGGTTAAGTGTTAGTGATCCTTTATTATTCCAGCGCCATTCATTAGACTTCTGGACTTTAGGCTCACCCAATAACTTTCTCGCTATCTCTGGTGCTATTTTTTGCCAATCGTGATCTTGCATTTCTTAAAATGGGATATCGTCAAAATCTAAACCATTTTCTTTTTCTGCTTCTGCTGCTAGAGCTTTTACATCACTTATGTTCTTGACAAAATTCATGCTTACTTCGCCATCTGTAATCAATGGCTCTGCATTATCCCAAACAGGAATCACAAAATCTGCCGGTCTATCCTTCCATCCCAAGAACTTAAATAATGGAATTGCAATATTAATAGCTTTTAGTTCAATAATTTCATGCTGGTTTGTGTATTCAAATACAGGCACTTTTCCTTTGTTAGCTTCAATGTCTTTATAAAATTGAACTGCTATCTTTTTAAACGCCTGGTATTCGCCAAAACTAAATCTTGACCATAAATACAGCTTCTTATCATTAGTAAAGATATTAAGGCTAAACGCTTCTTTGTATCCTTCCTCTGGTTTAGGTATTTTAATAAATGGCGTTTCACTATATTCAGTATTATAAGAACCATTCCACATACCCCAGCCAGTTTTAATACTATCTGGACAAATCATTATCTTATCCAAACCTACTGACTCATTATTTGAATACCATGTCTTGTCTGCATTTTTGTGCATTATAAAACTAGTACCGCCACCGCCTTCATTTGAAAATATATCTTCCATTCTCTCTCTCCTTTTAATGTATGGTTTTATTACACATACTGTTTACATAAATGCTATTAAGATATTCATAATTGGACATCCTATAGCTCTCAAAACTTTCATCATTCTCTATACCCAGAATCTCTAACGCTAGGCAAATTTGTTCAAATCTATTTCTGCAAAATCTATCAAATTCTTCATCATCAAACATTAGCTAGTAACCATCTTTGTTAGCTTTTCGCATACTTCTTCAAGCGGACACATATAAACAGCCTGATTATCTTTTGGTGCATCAAACATCAAGTGCATAGGCACAACGCAATAAATAGGCTTCCTGTTATATTTATAAATAAGTATTGGAATGAAATCATCACCAGCACTTACTAAAACTTGATCCCACCACGCCTGCTTATATTGGTTAGTCTTAGAATCTCCATAACGCTTACACTCAATACAGAAGTTCTTAAAATAAATATCTGCCAATCCAGCTTTCCAAGATTGGTCAAAATTCCTAGAAACTCTGTCATCCATTCCTTGCTCTGCTAAACAATCATTAATCTTATTCACAATCAGCCTTTCAAAAGCTGCACCTTTTGCTCTACTGTTAATTTTTATCATTTTTCTCTAAAGAGTAGATAAGCAATGATTAGCAACATAAATACTGCTGCTGATAATACGTCCACCAAATAGGCTAACAAGCCAATCATTCCCTCATACATTTTGAAAGGTCTCTATAGTCTCTCTGCCAGATTCATACCTGGTAAGCCTGTAATGCTCTCCAGCACCCTTCTGAAAGTAATGCAATACAGCATTGTTATCTGCCTTCTCAAAGGCTATACGTTCCTTCTGCTTTTCTACTGACTCTTTATGCTGTGTCATTTGCCATTTCTCTTTTGAATTGCGTACCGCCTAACTTAATAAGCATTTGCGTTGCAGCTTCAATATTCATGTCATGTTCAACAGCAAATATCTTGATATATTTATGCAACTCTATGTCTATCCATAAAGCTTTTTTGTTTTTATTCTTATTCATAATTCTCTCAACTCTCCTTTTTTATATTATCAGTTTTTATAACTAATACAATTACAAGTTTGATATTTATATATCATCCTTAATTTTTTTTAGTATTCCTACAACAGTTTCAACATTCCATCCATTACCTAGCATCTTATATCTTTGGGTGTTACTAACATGGTTAGTGTAATTATCTGGAACTGTTTGCAAGCGTTCGCACTCAACAGGTGTAAGTTTTCGCCAATAGAGTTCTTGTTTTATACCTGTAGCATGGTATGTACCACTTCTTTCAAAATTAGCCTTTGACGATTTGGCATATTGCGCTTTTATGGTTTGCGATTTCAAAGGTAAAGATTTTAAATCATCTTGAAATACAGGTATCATTGATCTTTGTCCTCGAGCCAAAGAATTATGCGGTACTGCTCCTTGGTATGATGCTGTTAAGCAATAAGCCTTTCCCTCTGTAGTTGTCATTTTTGCTAAGTTTTTATCAAAATCTTTTAATTTAACATTTGGTATTGAACCACCCCCACTATTTGCTCTAATAGTTACTGATTTATTAAAATGCTCTCTTGGTTTTTTCTCATTAAAACCACCATATATATTTGAGTACATAGGTTCTTCTGCATCATCTTGCAATATATCCCTTAAAACTATACCTCTATCCTTTGGTTGTTCTATTCCAGGTATATTTGACCAATACCATCTATTTCTATTTTGTGCAGACACTAACGCTGAATTTATTTTAATGCCTTCAACTCCCATATAATCTGCTATTACTGCTAGCCATTCTTTTTTCATATTTACGTTTTCTAACAAAAAATATTTTGGATTCAATTCTTTTACGCATTTAACAAACTCAAAAAATAACGCTGATCTTGGGTCATCAAAAGCCAACCCCTTACCGGCTACAGAAAAACCCTGACAAGGTGAGCCACCCATAACCAAATCTATCTTTGGTAATGTCGAAAGGTCTAATTTAGTTATATCGCCCACCTGTATAATCTCTGGGTAATTAGCCGCGCTTACAGTCATTGCGTATTTATCAATCTCACTTGAATAATAATTATTAACCTTTATGCCTGCTCTTTGTAAAGCCATCATTCCGCAACTCATTCCATCAAATAAACTTAAAACATTCATATTTTTATTCCTTTTTTACATTCATATCAATTACATGTTTGATATTTATATTCTATAATCAAAAATGAAGGGCAACCGCTAAACTCTCCATATTCTCTAAACTCTCTTTAGTGGTTTGCCCTTCCTTCTTAAAACTATTCCTTTGCCATTCTAATCTTTACATAGCCTGCCCTACGTTCTGGTGCAGCTTTATATGTAACCTGTTTAATTTGCTCTAATTTAGCCGGTAGCGTTTTCCATTCACAAATATAATTAGCTGCCCTTGCCTTGCTATGGTTACCCATAGACATCATTAAATCTGTCATAAGCTCTGCTTCTTTTTCTTTAGCTATTTTCTGGGCTTCTTTTAGGGCTTGAATCGTATCAATGATATCTACCATATCTGATCCCAATATCTTTTCATTTTCATCATTACCTAGATCAAAAATATTTGCTGCATGTTCTGGCTTCTCTGGCGGATAGTAATTTTCATCATCAACCCTTTGGTTAAAATCTAACACTACTTCAGCCAGATCGCCTGCAAACGCTTCATCTTTCTTATAGACATATAT